GAACGTCAGCGTCCAGGCGCTCGATCCGAAGTCGTTCGCGACGTTCCTCCAGTCGGAGGCGGTCCGGGGGCTGCTGGCGGGTGCGATTCTGGCGGAGCTGGGGGACGGTGGCGCGGAGTTTGCGGCGGTCCCGGTCGGGTACGATCCGGTCCCCCCGGAGGCGGCGATGGCGTTCCTCCGGGCGAAAGGGTTCCGGGTGAGCTGGAACTGGTGGGACGTGTGGCAAGTGGAGCATGAGCGGGCATTCACGGTGGCGCATCTGCTGAAGGCGGATCTGCTGTCGGATATCCGGACTCAGGTCCAGCGGGCGCTCGACGAGGGGATCTCCCTGGGCGAGTTCAAGGAAAAGCTGATCCCAAAGCTCCAGGCGCGCGGCTGGTGGGGACGGGTGACGGAGGTCTCCCCAAAGACGAATCTCCCGGAGGCGTACGAGGCGGGGTCTCCCTGGCGGCTGAATACGATCTTCCGGACGAACGCGATGGTCTCGTACGCGCGGGGGCGGTATGAGCAGCAGGTGGCGAACGTGGACGTCGCGCCGTTCTGGATGTATGACGCGGTGAACGACGAACGGACGCGGGAATCCCATGCGGCGCTCGACGGGAAGGTCTTCCGGGCGGATGATCCGATCTGGGAGACGCTCTATCCCCCGAACGATTGGAACTGTCGCTGCGTCGTGACCGCGCTGTCCCCGGAAGAGGTCCGGGAGCTGGGGAAGACGGTCGAGCGCGGGACGGACGCGAGTGGAAATATCCGGGCGGAGTATGAGATCGCTCCGGACGAGTGGGCGTTCAATCCGGCGGGGACGGCGGGGTTCGATCAGGCGATACGGGCGAAGATCGACGCGATGGAGAACGAGCTGAAGGGAATCGTCCTCCAGGCGCTCGCTCCGGTCCTGAAGGGACTCTGTCACGAGTTCCACGCGGCTCAATTCCAGGACGTCTCCGATCTGGATCCGCTCCTGAAAGAGTACGCGAAGCGGAATCCGTTCATGTTTAAGCCGTCGCGCGGGTTCCAGAACATCAAAAAGTCGCGATTCGCATCGTTCTATATGCGAACGTACTCGGATCTGGGGATGATCGAGGTCTCCTCGAAGTCGAATTACTGGCAATTTGACATCGAGCGGGACGGTGAGCTGCAGCTCTTCAAGAAAAATTATTCAATGAGCCCATCGGACAAGCTCATCAAGGCGATGCGGAAGATTGCGCTGGGGGAGGCGCTCTCCTGGTCGGAAGAGGAGACGATCATGTCTCTCTATCACGAAATCATTCATAACGCGGCGAAGCCGTACGGGTATCTGGGGCGGAACACGGTGGGGCGTCGTCTCATGGAGGCGATGACGGATCTCACGGCGCGCTTCCATTACGAGACGTTCCTCCGCGAGCTGGGCGGAGAGGCGATCTGGAAAGACCAGGTGATGAAGTGCGAGGGGATCGGATACCGGAACTCCTGTCTGAACGTCCTGAAGCTGTCCGACTGGCTGGGAGTCGACGCGAAGCTCATCCCGGCGGCGGTTCGGGAGATCGCGGTCGACGTCCCGATCGCTCAGATGGAGGCGAAGCTGGTCGAGTTCCTGAAGCGGAACGCGACGACGAAGCTGTCAAAGGGCTGGGAGAAGCAGATTAAGCGGCTGGTCGGACTCGCGGTCAAGTCGGATCCGAAAGTCTACGAGAAGACTCTGGAAGCGCTGCTTCCACGGGGGGCGGTATCGTGACGTCAATCGGCGAGATCGTTCAGCGTCAACTGGTGTTTCAGCTCCGGGCTGCTGATCCGGTTGAAGTACGTCTGGGCGCGGCGCGTGTCGCCGCGAAGCGTGAAGAGATCCCAGAGGTCGACGAGGATCGAATCCCCGTCGGTCGTGACGGCGAGGTAATCGTCGCGCGTCAGGTCGGGATCCCCGACGACTTCGTCCAGCTCGGCGGCGGTGGGCGCGTGATCGAAGATGGTCTCGATGGTGTCCGGCATGGTCTGATCCCCCTCTCCAGGTGTGCTGAGAATAGCGTAGCACGGCGGGTCAAGGAAATATGACGGGCGAGGGTAAGGGATGAAGGATCAATGGGTTGAAATCTTCGCGGCGGGGACGCATACGGACTCGAAGGGGCGGATGCGGGAGTGGACGGAGGAGGATCTCGATCGGATCGTCGCGGGGTACGATCCGACGGCGCATGAGGCGCCGGTCGTGCTGGGTCATCCGAAAGATAACGCTCCGGCGTTCGGCTGGGTGGGCGAGCTGAAGCGGGACGGGAAGAAGCTCCTGGCTCAGTTCCGCCAGCTCGTCCCGGAATTCGTCGAGGCGGTTCGGGAGGGACGGTTCAAGAAGCGGTCGATCTCGCTGTACGGGGACGGGACGCTCCGTCACGTCGGGTTCCTGGGGGCGGTCCCGCCGGCGGTCAAGGGGCTGACGGATGTCGCGTTCCAGGCGGACGAGAACGAGCTGGCGTACGAGTTCGGGGAAAGCGAGATGCGATTCCGCTGGTCGCTGGAGAACGTCGCGACGCTCTTCCAGCGGCTCCGCGATCTGCTGATCGAGAAGTTCGGCGCGGAGGAGGCGGAGCGGGCGATCCCGCAGTGGCAGATCAAGAGCGTGGAGGTGGAGCCGGAACCGGCCCCGGAGGTCGGGTTCAGCGATAACGGTGGAGAGGAGGAAGCGGTGAAGGATGAGCTGATGCGGAAGGTCGAGGAGATGGGAACTCAGCTCACGGAATTCCAGGAGCGCGAGAAGGCGCTCGCGGAGGAGAATCTGAAGCTGAAGCGGGAGCTGGCGCTCCGGGAGATCAATTCCCGGCTGGACAAGCTCCAGGCGGAGCGGCGGATCACTCCGGGGATCCGGGAGCTGGGGCTGGCGGAGTTCATCGCCGGGTTGAGCGCGGAAACGCTCATCGAGTACGGCGAGGGGGAGAAAGCGGGAAAGGCGACGCAGACGGAGACGGTCTGGAAGGTTCTGGAGGCGCTCCCGGCGATCGTCGAGTTCAAGGAAACGGCTCAGAGGGGCGAGGCGGCTGATTCCGTCGAGATCAAGAACTTCTCCGGGGTTCAGGTGGATGAGGAGCGGATGGCGATTCATCGCCAGGCGGTCCTCGTCCAGCGCGAGAAGGGAGTCTCGTACGAGAGCGCGCTGGCTCAAGTGATGAAGAAGTGAACGGGGAGAACGGAGGTTGAATCATGGGGAGATTGGAGAACATTCGGATTGTCGATCCGGTGCTGACGGAACTGGCGCGCGGGTACTCGAACGCGGAGTTCATCTCGGAGTGGCTGTTCCCGATCGTGCCGGTCGGCAAGGAGGCGGGGAAAGTTCCGCAGTTCGGGAAGGATATGTTCAAGGTGCACAAGACGGAGCGGGCGCTTCACGCGCACTCGAACATCATCCTCCCGGACGCGATCTCGACGGTCGACTATACGCTGACGGAGCATGACGCGGCGTATCCGATCGACTATCGGGAAGAAGGCGATGCGGCGTTCGCGCTGGAGCAGTACGCGACGCGGTTCGTGTCCAGCGTCATCGAACTCCGGCGGGAGAAGATCGCGGCGGATCTGGCGCAGGACACGAGCGTGTATCCGTCGGGGAACAAGGTGGCGCTGACGACGACGGGCTGCTGGAGCGACTTCACGAACTCGGACCCGATCGCGAACGTCCGGACGGGGAAAGAGGCGGTCCGTGCGGCGGTCGGAAAGTATCCGAACGTCCTGGTGCTGGGGGCGATTTCGTACAAGCTGCTCCAGGACCACCCGAAGATCGTGGCGCGGATCCAGTACGCGATGAAGGGGATCATCACGAAGGAACTCCTGGCGGAAATCTTCGGCGTCCCGAACGTCGTCGTCGGGCTGGGGTACTCGGTCTCCGATGCGGGCGTGAACTCGGATCTCTGGGGGGACAACGCGGTGCTGGCGTACGTGCCGGAGAAACCGCAGGAGGGCGAGCGGACGCCGTATGAGCCGTCGTTCGGGTACACGTTCCGGAAGCGGGACTGGCCGCAGGTGGACAAGTACCAGAGCGAGGGCGGAAAGGTGACGAACGTCCGCTCGACGGATCTGTTCCAGGTCAAGGTCGTCGGGTCCGTCGCGGGATATCTCATCTCGAACACCCAGGCGTAAGCGCCCGGGGGAGGGAGCGATGCGATATCTGGTCCAGGGGTGCGCGATCCAGACGGCGGAGAAGCTCTATCCGGAGGGATCCCCGATCAATTTCGACGGGGATCCCCCGGCGGATATCCGGTGCTTCCTGGTTCCGCTCACGGATGAAGAGCTGGGGCTGAGGAAGAGAGAGGAGTCGGCGGACGTCCGTCCGCCGGCTGACGGGAAGAAGCGAAGGAAGTGAGGAGGAAGCGAAGATGCAGACTTACAAGGCGGCTCTGATGGATTCGATCACCGCCGCGGCGGCGCTGACGGGGAAGCGCTTCATCGGCTTCGACGGGAATCACGCGGGCGCGAACGCGAAGGCGCGCGGCGTGTCGCTGTTCGATACGGATTCCGGGGCGGAGTGTTCGCTGGTCGCGCTGGGGTTCGCGCTGGTGACGGCGGGCGGCGCGATCACGCTGGGGGCGAAGGTGGCGAGCGACGCGAACGGGAAGGCGGTGGCGTGGTCGACGGGCGAGGTGAACGGGTTCGCGTGCAGCGCGGCGAGCGCGGACGGCGACGTCATCCTGGTCAAGCTGGTCTGACGTTCGGGTTCGCGAGCGATGGGGGCTGAAGGGGGCGGGACTC